TTATTTATTGTAATAATTAAAGCAATCCATCATTCCCAATCTGTACATTTTATAAAAAGTTTTTCTGAATATTTTTACTACAATCCTCTCTTTCCAATTTAGCTCTTTTATTATTTCATTTTCTACTACATCTTTCATTACATATCCTCCTACATTTATTTTTAGAAGCTTCTGATTGGAGAATATCTTTCATTTGGTTTCTTATGAGAAACCATTTTATGAAAGCGTAATTTTATTTTATAAAAATAAAAAATACACTATTTTGTCTAATAATGTATTTTATATAAATCATTTACATCTACCTTTAATGCCATCGCCAGTCTTGCTAAAGTACTTATTGTTGGCTCTGTTTCTCCTCTTTCTATTCTACTTAAATGTCCCTTTGACATCTTTGCTAGCTGTGCAACCTTATCAATTGTATATCCTTTTTCTATTCTTATTTTCTTTACTAAAATCTCTACTCTCATAATAACCTCATCTTTAGTATGTATTGTTTTATATTTTTTATGAGAGTTCTCTTTTTAATTTTTCAAATGTATCAACATTGCTATGAAATTCTAAAACATTTGCACTGAATAAACAATTATCATATGCATACTTGTCCCATTCCTCTTTTGTTATTTCCTTGTTTTCTTGGATCTTATTCTTAAATATTTCTCTACTCTTTTCGTAATAATTCATGATATCACTCCTTAAATGAATAATAGCATGATTTTGGTTTCTTATGAGAAACTTAATAAAAAAAAGAAGCCCTTTAGACTTCTTTTGCTAGTTTTATTATTTTTTTGAATCTTCTTGTTCTTAATCTTCCTTTTAAACTTTCTGATGATAATATTAAATAATACTTTAATAGTCTGTTATACTCTTTCTCGTTTTTTATATTTAATATTTTTATCATTTGTAGAGATTCTTTATATGCTTTGTCCATAATATCATCTCCTTTATAATATTATAACATTTTATGTTAAATTGTTGTGTTGAAATTTGTCGAAAAGAAAAAGAACTATTGCTAGTTCTCTAATATCTTAACTTTAACAATTCTCTTGAAAATTGATATGGCGACATTATATTTAGGTTTAATCCATGTTTCTGTTTTATTTTCTCTAGACTTTTTGTTACTTCTCTTATATGCATATCACTTGTTATTAAGTAGTTTATTCTACCATCTATACAACAATCTATAAATTTATTGTCTTCTTCATCGCCAATACAATAATTTGTTTCTGTTTTATGTTCTATTTTTTCTATTTCCCATAATGTTCCTCCAAAGTAAGAAACCATTCTAGACATATCTTTTATTAACTTATTTGCCTCAAGTAATTTTCCAAATATAAATATCAGTTCTTTATACATTTTCTCATTCATGCAAAACGTTATCATTTTATCATTTTTGTATTTGAATATTGACTTACAAGATTCATCGTTATGAAAAATAGCATCTATAAAAACATTAGTATCAACTACAACTCTAATAGGCTTCAATTTCCTTTAGTTCTTTCCTCACTTCTTTTAATAATTGTCTGCTGTCCGCTTTTGTCCAGTTATTTTTTTGAGTTGCTAAATAACACTCACTACATAGTTGAGCCCATTCTGGTTCTATATTGTTTTCTATTATTTTTGTATTTTCCAAAATCCTTGTTTTCTCTAATGTTTTCATTTTTCTTATACTTCCTTTAAATATACCTCTAATTATTTTCATAGTCTCACACCCTTTATACATAATATTCCACAGGTGCACAAAATTATACTTCTAAAATATATTATAGCATATAATTTACATAATTTCAATTATTTTGACTACGCAGTTGTTTTGATGACTATTTTTTATATTATTATCATTTTTATTAATTCTTGTCAATACCTTTTCAAAAAGTCACACTACAATCGATTTTAAGCCGTTTTTATTTTTAAGGTAACAAGTTATATACCTTGATTTTACTGCATTTTTACACAAAAAAAGAGCTAGACTAGAAATTAATCTAATCTAGCTTTAATATTATAATTTAGTACAATAATTTAATGAAATCCACCCACTTGGAATTAATCCAAATCCATTTTGAACTTTAGTAACTGTTGTTACTACTCCACGTTTTAATCCATTAGTATATTGATTTCCTAATCTTTTATTTTGATATCTTGCATTAGACGTTAATTGTTTATATCCTTTTATTTTATACTTTGTACTAGGACCTGTTCTAACATTTAAGACACTAGCATTTACTTTGTATTTTCCTGTTGTATATTTCACACCAGAAATAGTTTTAACAGGATTTGAAGCTACAGCCATATAACTTGTTAGATAATTACTAGAAACCCATTTATTTGTTCCTATTCTACTCCAATTGCCAGCTGTTTCATATACTGTTACTGCTGTTCCATTCGACAATCCTCCTACAATATATCCATTTGGCTTATTTCTTACATTTAATCCTATTTTAGTGTTTACATATCTAGTATATGCTTGTGTTGTAACTGTTTGTTTATTTTCTTGTGTACTACCATCATATTTATATGCAAAGAAACCTTTGTAATTAGCGTATTTTTTGAAGTTGTCTACACTTACATAAACTTTATTACCTTCAACTACTGCTTTTCCTCTTCTTGTAGCTGTATCAAATTTACCAGCATACAAGTATGGATCATATATTTCTATCATTCCGTTTTCAACTTTAGTTAGTAAAATAAAATGACCACCTGTAGTAAATAATCCATTACCACAACTAGCCACAACATAATTTTGACTTTCTAATAATTGCAATGCCCTTTGAATGTCTGTTGTTTCTTGATACCCGATATTAAATGTATCTGCTACAAATCTAAAAGCACTCCAATAAGTTCCATTGTTAGCACTTCTGTATCCATATTTTACAAATAAATCACACATTTCTGGTGGTGTTATTGTTCCCTTTGTTGCTGTTACTACCATACTTGCACAAGTTGGCCCACAACCTGATGTTCCTATTGTTTGAGAACTATTTCCTACACTAGAATACATTTTATAACGCCATCTATTGTCTATTTGACTATAATATGTAAGTCCTTGATAATTTCCTAAAGTAACATTAGGATATTCACTTGTGCCATTGTATGCTATTTCTCCTTGCTGTTCAAATTTTTCATCCTCAACTGTTTGTTCTCCTGCTACTGCTTTTTCTTGTTCTTCTGTTTGTACTTGTATTTCTGTAGTTGGTAAGTCTTTTACTTCTTGTTCTGTCATATCGTATGTACTAATATTGTTTTTTACTTCATTTACTACACCATTTACAATTTCATTAGTTGAACTGTTTTCATTTGCTTTGTAAAATCCCAATCCACCTAATATTCCAACTATTACTGCTGAAATTATTAATATTATTTTTCTTTTTTGCTCGTTATTCATTGCTATCCCTCCATTTTTATTTCTATTTTTTCAATATCTTTTTCTATAGCTTCACATCTTCTATCATGCACTTGCAAAAACTCTGATTGATTATCCATACTTTTCTGTAATAGTTCCAAGGATTTAGCTGTATTCATATTTGTATTTTGTATTTCGATTAAGCACTTACCATTTTGTTCTATTGTTTTTTGCATATTTCTTCTAGTTGTAAGCCAATCGTATAAGAAAAGTATTACTATGACTAGTGAAACACCATATTCGTTTATCAATTTTCCTATTTCTTGCATTACTCTCCCTCCTTTGTAACACTATCTTTGTCTACTACATACTCTACTTCAAAGTCTGTATCTAAGTTTGTTATTAGTTTGAATATATTAGTACCTTGCCATAATTCTATAGGAGATATACTAGGTAATGTAATTATTTGTGGAGTAGCTAGCTGATAATATACTTCTGTTGGATGTTGAGATAACCATTCTTTCCATTTTGTCAAAGACATATTGCTATCAAATCCACTAAATATACACATATCAGGCTTTAAATCTGTATTTTCACAAATACATGGTTCGGTTACTTGTTTCCATCCTTCTTTATAGTATTTAAAGTAATTACTTAATTTTGTCTGTGCTTTTTGTTTCCAATTCAATTGTTTATATTTACTAATAAGTATCCAAAAGGCATTTAAACCAGTAATTGAAGAATTTGATATGTTCCAAGCATATGTGTCATCTCCTACAAAAGTTACTTTCCCTACGTTCTTCTTGATTTCTACTTCGCCATTTCTATTTATTTTTAATATGTCTTTTACATCTCCTGCTTTACCTAAAGTATTTCCTTGTAAATCTATTGTGATTACTTTGGGTTCGTGGTATGGTTCATAGGTAATGTCTTCATTATCTATTGTTATTATTAAATCTTCATAAGAAATTTCTGAATTATTTGAACCATACAACCAAACAGCCAAATATTTCTTATCATCTGTGATTTTTGGTATTACAAACGAACTAACTGTATCTGATTTATTGTTTTCTTTCATTACAGTTCGTGATGTTCCATCTAAAGAAGCTAAACCAATAGCAATACTACCACCATTATTAAATTTAGATTTTGCTCTTACTATTTTTTCATCTAAATTTTCTAAATTATCAAATACCCATAATCCAAATCCACCTTTTTTTTCTATTTTGATTCCATTGCTTAAACTTGTAGCATTTAGATTTGAATTTGAATAAGAATACTCTTTAAAATTATTAAACTTATTCTTTCCGCTCTGTTTTATTTTTAATGCAGTTTCATTTATTTTTATGTTTGAATAGTCTGTTAGGTTTCCTTGATATGAAATTGTAAATGCCATATATTTTGCATTTGCTGGTGAATTTACTGTGCCTTCTTCTTTACCACCTAATGTTATTCCACTAATGAAATTTTTATCTTTATCGTACCAAGCTCCCCAGTTTCCAGTTGTTTTATCGCTGTATATATAATAATATGAGTTTGCTTGTATTTCTATATAGTCTGTTCTCTTTGAAGTACTATCACTGACAAATGTACCCTTGCCATCACTTACATAACTACCACTAATTATATTATTTTCATCAAATAAATTATCATATCCACCTACACTTGTTATTTCTTGTTTATAATCTGGATTTGGAGATGGTATTCCTCCTGTGTGTGGTTCATAAGATTTGTCGTCTGTACCTTCATAAATCATTAAATTTTTATATGTTGTGTTTGTCTTAGCACTTTCATTATAACCGTTACCACTATAAATCCAAACGGCATCTACATCAGATGCTGGTGTATACACCAGTTTTAAATCTGAAAGCTTAACATAGGCATATGGATTACTTATATCTGCTTTGTTATATCTAAATCTAAATAAAACCTTAGTTACCACAGTATTGTCTGTATTGATTTGCCCAATTTTAATAGTATACTTAGTGTTTGCCTTTAATGAAATTGGAACTTCTTTATGGTTCTCTGTACTTAGCACAGTATATTCAGCTGGAACATTTAATAAATTATATCCTTCTGTTGTTTCTTGCCTGATATTTCCATTAGTCTCTATCGTCTTAACCGGCACATCTACTGCATTTCCGCATATTCCGTCTGTCACAACTTTAGTCGGCTGATTATCTATATACTTTTTTATCAGTTCTGGATAATCTCTCATTACATTGTAAGGCGTTTCTAATGCATTCTTAATTTCAGCCTTTGTTTCATTTAAATATTTTAGCTTTTCCGCTGTTGTTCCCATTAGATTACCTCCCCATTTATAGTATCTAAGATTGTATCTATATCTCCGATTTTTTCTTGTATGTTACTTATTTCTGTATTTACTTTTTCTACATATTCATCTACTTTATCCCAGTTTTGATTTAGTGCTTTGTCTATATCAAATTTATTGTTATTAGTTCCAAGAGGTTCTTCATGTTTAAATAACTTTAAATTTTTTGTTTCACTCATTTATTTACTCCTTTCTCAAGAGTTTCTATTCTTTTTATTAAACTTTGGATAATATTATCTTTTTCTTTATCTTTCGCTTGTAACTTTTTTATTTCATCTTGTTGCTCTTGTATTGCTTTATAAGCTATTGATACCATAGAGTATAAATTTATTCCTTCTTTATTGCTTGATATTATTTCTTTTGAACAATTATATCCATCTCCAATTATTGTGCCTATTGTTTTTTTGCTTTTTTCTTCTGATTTATAATTAAACATATAAATGTCTGTTTTTAATATTTCATCTAGTGCTCTTGATTGATATCTTTCTATATTCTTTTTTACCTTTATTGAGCTATTAGATATTACCTCTCCAGTTGCTGTTATATTCCCTTCAACATGAAGTCGACGACACACAATAAAACCATCATCAGAAAGTGTACAATTGCAATTTTCCTCTCCAATTCTTAATGTATGGTTTCCTGCTAAATCAACATAAAATCTTATTTTATCTAATATAGATATAGAAGGATAGATATTGCCAATCTGAGGAATTATAGATAGTAAAAGTTGTCCTGTTGATGTATCATCAATGTATAAACCTGGCATAGCGTCTCCATGCATTTTTATATTTGTAGCAACTATCCCAGCATTTGCACTATTTAATACTAAGTCACATCCATCTAATACCATTTCTCCCGTGCACCCTTCAGAATTTTTAGGTGGCATTGTAAAGTTTTTTATATACATTATTGGCCAGAATTTATCATCACTTGATGTTATTACTCCCCAAGCCATTCCATCTTCTACCGATTTTCCATAATCCGTAGGAACAGCAAAACTTATATAATTCTGTTTGTCTACTGTTTGCACTCCCATTTCTCCGAACACTGTATTTCCATCACTTTTATAAAAATGTTGACCATTTTTGTCCAATGCCATCATTACATTCTTATCTTTATCTAATATTGCTAAACTAGCATTTTTATTTATTATCATCATTTGAATAAAGTCTGAAATTTGATTCCATGCCACTTTTACATGTTCATAGTTTTGCTCTATTGCTGTTCCCAATTTGCTTGTTTCTGTATAGCCTTTTAACTTGTTATCTGTACTAGAATTTGCACTATTTATTGCTTCTGTTTTTGCCGTTGATGTTTCTGTTTTTGTTGAATATGTTTTACTTACTTCACTTGTTATGCTTTCTGCTTTTTGTGTTATTTGTGAATTTGTTTCTGTTTTTGTATAGTAATTATTACTTAAATTTTTATTTGTACTATCTGCTGTACTCTTTGCTGTGTTTGCTGTGGATTGTGCTTTATCTGCTTTACCATCTACTGTTTTTATTTCTGTTTTTACTTCACTTACACTTTGTGTTATTCCGTTTATATCTTGTTCGTGTTTTGTTAGTTTTTCAGAATTTTCAGTTGTTTCTTCAACTAATTGTTCAATCTTTCCTTCTGCTTGACTTATTCTGCTTTGAACTCTTCTGTTTACAACCTTTTGACTTTCTTTTTTTACGGTTGTTTCTTCTTTTTGTTTTATTTGGATTTTACTTGATATTTGTGCAATAAATCTTCCTTCTAATGACATTTCACCTTGATAAAAAACATTTTTACCATTTATAACTATTTTGTCTCCAATGTCTATAGCAGGGTCTATTATTACTTTTCCTTCAAATGTATTTACTGTCAAATCTTTTATTTTGTTGTAAATCTTTTGAACTTGGTCTTCGTCAACAATGTACATATTTTCTTGATTTATCCAAAGATTATTTCTTGTGTCATCTCCAAATTTAAAACTTCTTACCCCATCTTCATAAGATACTTTTGAAATTTTAAATTCTTCACCCCATTTATATTCTCCAAACATTTCAAGTGATATTTCTGTTTCATCTTGACCAAATTCTCTGAAACATAATTTTCCTTCTCTATCAATACAAGCAAAGCAACCTGCACTCTCTGCAATATAACTAATGTATTCTCTTGCTGTTACAGTATTGTCATAAACAGATACCTTTTTATCAGAATTTAAAAAAGAAGTAGAACCTAATTCTACTCCTGCTTTATTACAAATATCTTGTGCTACTTCTGAAAGTGTTGCTTCGCCTTTTGATATTAATTCACTGCCATCATAATTAAATTCAAATTTAATCATATTATCTAGTGCTTTTATTGTTATTGTATTGTCATCATTGTCTGTGTAATCATCTACATTATAAATTCCGTATAGGTATCATTTCAAAGCTACTATCATTACTACTTAAACTTTTAACAGGTATTCCATTTAATGTTCCTACCAACATTGCATTTACTTCTGCTACTGTTAATGCGTGATTTATTAATATTCCATATTCTACTCTTATTTTTGAAAGAGTTTTTGGCATTTTATCTTTATATAGTTTCATTTCAATGTATTGACTTGGTGTACCACCTAAGCAAAATTCTTCTTCAAATGCATTGCCACCTTTTTTAAAATCCAAAATATAGTCTGGATTTATTAGTACATCATCTATATAGATATTCATTGCACAAACTGGGTTTTCATATCTATTTTGTTTCCACTTTTTACTTGTTTCGTACATTAACTCAACCCCTTTGCTTTATTTACTGTTGCTTTTTGTTGTGCTGTTAATTCTTTTTGCATCAAATTAAAAGACACTTTCCATCTTGATTTGGAAGTGTCTTCATCTAATCCTGTTTTATGCATTTCGCTTGTTCTTTTGCTTACTCTGAATTTTGCGTTTTCTAACATACCACCTTGAACACTCGGGCATTTTACTGTGACTATCATCGGATTCTGGTATGTTGCCTGCAAAAGTTCTTCTGCCTCGTCTTCTGATAAGTAGTCCCATGACATTTCAAGCTTTAGCATTCCAATTGCAATTGGATTATCTATTAATGCTCCTGTTACTTTTGATGTATAACTATCATTGTCTGTATCTTCTATATTATCTTTATATGTAGATGGTGTTTTCATTAATTTACCATTTAATTTCCATAACATAATTTTTATCCTCCTACTAAAGCTTCTATGTCTTTCCCTGTTCTTCTTTTCTTATCTCTTAAGTCATCTAATAATATTTGTCCAAGTTTTTTGTCTCCTACATTTACTGTTAAATATATTGGTCTATCGTTGTTATTTCCACTATAATTAGACAATACATCTTCAAATGTATCACGCATAATATTTTGTGGAGTTACAATTTCTGGATTTGTTTTAGCTCCGGAATATTCACCAGCTATTACGGTCGTCGCTTCTGTTAAAACACCACCCTTTGCTAATCTTGGTAAACTCAATGTATTTATGCTTCCAACATAAACTCCTGGAATTAGATTAATAAGCCTAATTCCTCCATTAATTAATCTAATCGCACTATTTATAGTTCTTTCAATTAAAGATATAACGCCATTAATACCTGATTTAACAGCTCCAGATATTGCATTTCCTATACTTGTACCTAGGCTTGAGAACGTATTTCTTATTCTGCTCCATACTCCACTAAAGAAGCTTCCTATATTTGAAAAAATATTTTGAATTGAATTATATGCATTTTGAAAATTTTGTACTATTCCATTTTTTATATTACTTACTGCATTTCTTATATTGGATGTAATATTGTTCCATATGTTTGATGCTATATTTTTTATATTGTTAAAAATATTTGAAATATTATCTTTCACGCTATTAAATGTACTAATTACTGTCTGTTTTATATTTTCCCAAATTTGCTTTATACTATCTACTAGGCTAGATATTCCATCAAGTAGTCCTTGAATTATATATGTTCCTAATTCTGCCATGACTGTAGATGGTGAATGTATTCCAAACACATTTTTAAATCCTTCTATAAAAGGTGTAAAAATATGGTCTATTACCCATTGTCCCAAATTGCCAAGTGCTTCTATAATTCCTTTGAATATTCCTTCAACAATATTTCCACCACATTCTTTTATTTTTTCACTGAAAAAGTTTCCTGCTTCATCTATAGCTTCATTTATTTTTTCTCCTAGAATCATTCCTAAATTAATAAAACTTGCAAAAGCTGACCCCAATGCATTAAAAATTGATTCAGAAACTCCATTCCAATCAAATCCTTCTATAAAATTAAACAATCCATCAACCACTACAGTCCAGTCAAAGTTTTCAAAAAAACCGGATATAGTATCAAAAATTCCTTTAATTCCTGATGACAACGTGTCTCCAAGAGCCTTCCAGTCTATATTTCTTATTGTACTACTAATTGTAGTCCCTATAGATTTTCCTAATTTACTAAAATCAAATGTATTTACAAATGACTGTCCAAAATATATTACAGTATTAAGTCCTTGAGCAAATGTATTTCCTACTTGATTCCAGTCTGTCATTGCTATAAAACCATTTAGAAGCTGTGCAAGATTAGTTCCTATTTTTTTAGCAGTATTTTGTATCTTGTCCCAAGGTATGCTATTCATGGCTTCATTTAATTTTTCTCCAATTGTTGCTCCTACTTGATACCAATCTCCATTTTTAATTGCATCTATAATACTATTAGCTGTATTATCTACTTTAGATAAATCAAAACTTGGTGCTGTTGTTCCTCCACTTCCACTATCTGAATTACTATTATTGTCAGAGACATTATTTATTTCACTATGTATATTAGATAAGCTCTTTGTTTCATTTTTTGCCTTTTTAGCATTTCCAGCCATACTTGCATATGAACTTGCACTTGCTTTAGCAAATATATTTACTCCTGTTAGTGCGTAAGCTACACTTTGAATCGCTTTCATTAATTGATAAACTAAATTTGTCACAAATTGAATAACTGGTGCTAATGCACTTCCCATAGCATATTTCATATATTCAATGTTTGCACTTAACTGTTTAGCTCCTGCATTTTGACTTGATAACCATGTATTTGCACAACCACTTAAAACAGAATAAATGCTTCTTAATGAGAATAATGCCATAGCATATTTCATAACGTTTCCTATTCCTTGCCTTAATCCTGTCCCCATTCCTTTTATATTATTTGTAATATTTTGAGTTATTTTTGGTAGTCCTTTAAAACTATTTTTTATACTAGACATACTAGGTTTAACTTGTTCTATTTTTTGCTTAAATGCTTCAAAAAAACTACTCAATTTGTTTTGAGTAGTTGCTGTCTGAGATATTTGTTGTCTTAATTGTGACATTTTGCTCTTTGCTTCGCTAAGTTGCTTATTATAATATTGTATTTCTTTTACTAATACTTCTTCTTTATCGCTCAAATTAATATATTGGTTATTGTTTGCTAGCCTTTCAGGATTTACTTTGTTCATTGGTTCATTAGCTATTTTATCTAACTTAGGTGTTATTATATCTAATTTTATTTTTCGGGCATTTATTTTTTCTTGTAAACTATCAATTTGCTTTTGTATCTGAGATATTTGTTTTTGTGCATCTTTATTATTAACTTTTATTGCAAGTTCATTATTTGCTGAGCTTTTTCTAATCTCTTGTAGTTTTTTCTTAATAAAGAAAACTGCCTGCTGTACTTTATTTTTCATCTCTTTTGTATTTATTTTTGAAAAAGCATTTTGTGTTTGATCCATCTGTTTTTTTATGGTTGGTACTATTTTTTGAAACTCTTTTAATGCTTCTTCTACTTTTGCAGTTACTATGATTTCTATCTCTTCTACCGTGATAAGTCATTCCCCCTTTCTCCTTAATTTAACGAAATAAAAAAACACCTACCTAAGTAAGTGCTTTTTTATTTTTTGTTGTATTTTTATTTAAATATACTTGTAGGAGCAAATCCCATTTTCCCTTTCTTTATTGTCCATGTATTACCACAGTTTTGGCAAACTGCTACAGTAGAATTTATTGTTTTAGTTTTATTTGTACCTTTAGATTTTTTCCAAAACAAATTAGATATACCTAGTGTACACAAAGCAGTAAATCCTCTTGCACTATTATTTACATGTCCACCAAATCCAATACCCTTTTTATTTGTTTGTTGACCTTCTTCAACAAGTTGAACTTGAACATTCTCACTTCCACAATAGGGACATTTCATTCTTTTTTCCTCCTTTAGAACATTGATGCTTCTACAATTTTAAAAGTTGCATTTTGCATTGCATTTAATTTGTCTGATGATACATATGTAAATATATCAAAACTTTGACTTTGTCCTGCTGCTAAGTCATTTGCATAAACATAATCTTCATTGATTCTTGCTCCTGATTCATCTACTGCTTCTATATGTAAGTTAAAAGATTTTGTTTCTGAAGTTTTGTTTGTTACTTTAACTGTCAACTTTGTATCCTTTGTTCCATAACTTCCATTAGTCACTTCAAAATTTCCTAGTTGTGCATCTACATCATTAGCTAGAACTTCTTCTGTACTACTTCCTGTTGCCTTATCTAAATTAGCACTAACTTCATTTAAGCTATCTGATAAAGCTTTTTGAGAATTAATTGTAATTACCATTGCTAGTACGCACAAAATAACACCTGCAATAGCTTGTCCTTTGCTGGCTTTTTTAATTAATGATACTATTGCTAAAATTCCTCCTATTAACCCTAAAACAAATGATACATTATTTACTATTGGAATAAATGAAGTACACACTCCTATAATTCCTAATACTAAACCAGCAGTTCCAAATCCACTCTTTTTCCTCTCTTCCATAATAAATTTCCTCCTTTTATTAATTATAAAAAGAGTATATCATTTTAAGTTGAAAAAGCATGTCGAATTTTGTCGAAAATATATATTTTTTATCATTTATCCCTTAAATAACATTCTTTGCTCTTCTAATGTTTGTTCTTTCTCTTCTATTTTAAATAATTCTTTATAATCATCTCTAATTAGAATAATTTTAGGGTCTTTGCTCATACTATCTGCTCTTATAAGTTTATTAGTTACCGATTCTTGTAGATTAATTTCGCTTTTTAAGTTATCAATTATTTTTAAAAGATGAGTTTGGCAGTATATATTTATTTCTGAATATCTACTATTCCAAAATTCATGTGGTTTCATATCAAAATAATATGCCAATGATTCTATAGAATATATTAATTCTATTAAATTGTTAGCTTTTCTTATATTTTCAATAATATCATTTAATCCTTTTAAATTTGAGCCATTATTTCTTTTTCCACTACTCTGTTGGCTGCATTCTCTACTGCTTTTTCCAATAATTTGTCTGTATTCATTGTTAATAATGGATTTAATGTTATTTCTTTTAGTTCTTTCTTGTTCATTTTCTTTTTGAAAAAACCCTCATTATTCAACGTCTCTGCTATCTTTGCATATAATTCACTTATAGTTATTCCTTCTGCTCTACAATCATCCATAAAGTCATACACTTCACTTGATGATGTAAATGCACTTTCACCGTTTTCGTTTTCTGCTAATTTAAATATTATTTTTGACAATGCTTCTATATCTAATATAGAATATGCTTTTATAAAGACTTCTTCAAAATTTTTATTTTTTAGTAGATTAGCTATGTCTACTATCTTTCTTGTTTTTAGTACTAAATTAATTGTTTTATTTTTCGTTTCTATAATCATCTTTTTCTCTCCTTTGCAAAAGAGAGAAGGCTTGTGCCTTCTCCTAAATTAAAATTTTGTTGAATCTCCTTCAACTGGATATCCATCTGTTTCAACTGTTTTTGTTTCTTTGTAAACCCTCATAGTATCTTTTATGAAATCTCCATCGTTTATCTCTTGTCCTGCAATATCTACAGTACATTTAACAGTTTGAACCAATGGCTTAGTAGCAACTGATGCTGTTGATTCTGGATATTTTACGAATAAGTATATTGATGTATCTGCATCTGCTATAGCTTGAATAGCTTTATGTGTCTCTTGTATGAACATCATTTCTATATCAACTGTTTCCGCTTTTCTTTTTCCTTTAGCCATTCTTTCTTCTTCTAAATCTAAAGCACTATATGTTTGTCCCTCTTTTAGAGTTTTTAATTGTCCAATTTTTTGAACATAACCTATTTTTGTTTTTTCTCCTGTTAAAGTTTTTGCATATGATACCTCAGCTTTCATAGCAACTTGTGGTGTCGTTGCTTTTTTTGGTGTTTCTCCTTCCATCTCTAATTCCTCCTTATTATCTTAAATTAAAAGAGGTTGTTATTGAATTATAACAAACCTCAAATGTTATTGCTATACCGTATTTTTGCAATATAGGATCATATACTGCAGGACTGGTATTCGTCCTTGTAAAATTAAGTTCTTGAAGTTTTTTATCAACTTCATCTATCATTTTCATTGCTTGGCGTTGCTTTTCATTCCAACAAGTTATTGATATTTGAAATGTAGAACGAATTGGAAATCCGTTTTCTGTTAGATTTACTGACTTTAAAGGTGTATGTAATTCCAATATAGGAAATTTACTTTCTGTATTTGGATTACTTAAAATTGGTTTATTTTTATACAAATTTTCTAGCTTTTCATATACTAAATCGCTAAATTGTAATTCGCTTAAATCTTTCATTTACATACCTCCATTAACATTTCATCTAATTTTTTCTTAACTATCTCTGCATTTTCATTTCTACTTTGAAAACCTGCATCGGCTATAAAGTGATTGGCTTTTGAGCCTGCTGCAACATAAAATTGCTTTCCTTTTATGGTTATAATTGGATAACTTAATGACCTGCCAACTTTATTTACAGGTATATACCATTCTGTGTATCCGGCTTTCTATAAAATGCTTTGTTCTTCCTATGTGTTCTTGTTCCGCATATTGCCCTGTTCCAAAATATTCAAACCATAAATATGATTGTCCATTTTCAGTCATAAATTTAGAAGGGTCAGCATAGACCCTTCCTTTTACTTCTTTTGTAGACATATCAATCATCTCTACTAATATTCCATTTTCGTTGTGACCTTTTTCCAATCTTATAGCATAACCTCTAATGTTTTCTAATATATCTTTCGGAATTACTCTTGCAGTTTGTGGTAATTTTTGAATTATAGCATTTATATTCTTGAAATTATGTTTCACTTTAAAATTACAATTAAAACTTATCATTCTTGCACCTTCTCACATATATATACATAAGTACTTCCAATTTTATTTTTGTCAGTTACTTTATATTGTGGTTTAAATTTCTCCACTTTTGAGATGTCATCAAATGATATTCCATCACCCTTTTTTATGTCGTATTCTTTTGTTGTTCTTGCTTTGTAAGTACTATAATCAATCTCACCAGTAGACTTTCTATCTAACTCGTTTACATCTTGTTGCATATTTAACCAAGCTATGCCTTTATATTTCCATATTTTATCTGGTTCTCCGATGGTCTCCTATTTCTTCATATTCTGATATATATACTTTTGTTAAATCTCGTAATAACATTATTTAATCCTCCTTAATCCAGATTTTATAATGTCATTTCTTAATTTATCTATAATATCTTCAAATGATGTTGAAATAGAACCTTCATTTCGACTTGTTAAACCTTCTGCTCCTCTTGAAAGATATATTGCTTTTGTAGCTTTTTTTATGTATGGAAATAGTTTTGTGTCATCTTTTTGTCTATTAGAAATATCAGAGGCAATAGAACTTACTTCCTCATATATTTCATTTAAGACTTCTTTATCATCTTTATAATTAGATGCTAAATCTGCTATTATTTTATCTATATTGTTAGTTTCTGCCATTTCTATTGCCCCCTACTTTTAGGCCATTGAAGCAATTGTTGCTATTCCTGCTTTTTTAGCCTTATTTCCTGAATCTACTTCAACAACTACTATTTTTTGCCCCGTTGTTGCTGTAATTTCGTCTGTTCCGTTCCAAGCTGTATATCCAGATGTGCAAACTGCATCATATTCTGGCATTGTTGGATTTGCAGCTACTTTATATTTATAACTATTTCCAGATTTCAAAGCTGGTGTAACAGTTATTTTTGTTTTTCCAGTTGATGTTCCTGCTTTTGATGTTACATTTAATTCAGCAAGTTTAGCATCTGTTACATAGAATATTGTATCTTCCATTAATGCTTTTGTTCCTTTGTATAAGAAATCTTCTAATGCTACTGCATCATCAAATGGTACTTTTTCTGCTCCATATTCTGATACGTAGAATGGTTGAGCAATAGCTCCGTCCATCATTACAACAGCTTTTACGCCGTCAGGTAATCTTGTTGACTCATAAACTCTAACAGAGTCATACATACCAATTGCTTGTTCTTTTGGATCTGTTCCATTTGGTAAATCATCAAGAATTTTCTTCATTCCTTTTCTGTATTCACTATCTACAACAATAACTAATAAATCTGATTCTATTCCATCAATAAAGTCATTTCTTAAAGTTCTTGCTTTTTGTAATAGAGTATCAATTGTATCTTGTATATTATCTTTTGCAAAAACTTCTGTTCCTTCTAATACTTTGGCAAAAAATTCTCTATCTAAGTATCTTATAATAGCTGATTGATGATTTACTTTTCTTTTTTCAGCCATGCCATCAATACCATAAAGTTTTACGTCTTTCCCTTGTAGTTCTTCTACAATTTCTTTATCAGTATCTATAACAACTTTTACTGGTTTAGCTTTTACTTTATCTCCTTTACCAGCTGCTCTTGCAGTACCTTTGTCTTTTAATTCTGCATTTGCAAATCTTTTGTATTCAATTACTCCGCCTTCTGGATTTCCTGAACCATTTTTTGCTTTGATTTGTTCTGATATTGCTCTTGATGCAACGTTTTCTAGTACTCCACTTAATACTTGTTTTAAATTATCCTTTGTTTTACCATCTTGTAGCATTATGTTTAATGCTTCTTGTGTAATTTCTCCCATTTTTTATTCCTCCTATTTTTTAATAACTTGATCTAGCTATTGATTTGCTTTTTGTATTATCAATACCTGTTTTTTGTATTGGAGTATCTTCTTTTAATCTTTCATTTACAGCTTTTTCAACAGCTTTATTAAAAGCATTTGAAACTTCTTCTATTTTTGAATTAATTTCTTCTGCCTTAACTGTTTCAAAATTAAAGAAAGTCAATAAAGATATATCCAATCCTTTTTCACTTGCTATTTTTGTTGCTTGTTCTTTTAATTTATAAGCATTTAATTCTGCAAGTGCTTTTTCTTTGTCTGTTCTTTCTTTTTGTGCTTGATATTCAAGTTTTTGTTCTTTGTTCATTTTTGCTAACTTTTCAGCTTCACTTTTTTCACTGTTCATCATTTCTTCCCAGTTTGTTTTTGCTGTGTTTATAGCTTTTTGAACTCTTTTGTCAAATTCTGCTTGATTCTTTCCATCTTTCAGAAAATCATCAAATGTAACAGGATTGTTGTTTGCTCCTGTATTGTTTTGGTTATTTGCTCCCACTGATTCATTATTTGCCCCAGTATTAGCATTATTTGGATTATTATCTTGTCCTTCCATTCTTTACTCCTTTTGCCCCAGCCATTGCTAAAAGCCCCAGCCATTGCGAATTTGTATTCTGTTGTTCTTTATAGCCTGCAATCAGTAAAAAGGCATAAAAAAATAGACGTACGTCTACGTCCAAAAATTTATAATTATAAAATGTTAATAACTTATTTATTATCTTTCATATATCCTTCTGCAAAATTATATTTAAATACCCATATAACCGGTCTAAATATTGTAATTACCGTAAATATAATCCAATACCAAGTTGGCATTTGTAATTTAATGCTTAATATTAAAACTAATAACCACATATTATTTTTCCTCCTTATCTTCATATATTGCCATATAATTTTTCTTTATATCAAAGTTAGTTATTTCATCTGGTGTTAATTTCGCATAAATTTCAATATTAGCAACAAATTTTAAATCATTTGTTATATCATCTGCCCTCTTTATGAGCTCTTGACCTATTGCTATAATAGACTTCTTTACGTTTTCTTTTCCTGTTGGTATTAATGGTTCCTGCATATTTTCCGCCTTCCTTCCATAATAAAAGCACCTACTTGCTAGTAAGTGCTAAAATTTACCTTTTATCATTTTATTATGATATTTTTTCCATTTTTCATATTGCTTTATTATTTCTTTTGGTGTATTTTCTTTCCATTTCCAAGGTTTTTCTTCTCCTAATGTATCTATTTGCCAATCTGTCCAAGGGTGTTCCATAGGCATCATATTAAATCATTCCTTTCATAACTTCTATTATGTTTTTGCTCAGTAATGAAGCATTTTGTTTATTAGCATAATAATCTGCAAATGCTTCTGCAATAATTTCTTGTCCTCTTTCTTTATATGCATATCCTGAAATATTTCTTATTAGTAAATCTTTTTCTTTTATATCATTTACACCTATTTTATTCAAGGCTTTATTTAATATTTTATTTACTGTTATATTATTTTCGCTATCAAAAACTATTGCATTATTATTGTTATGATTTAATTTTTTTATTATTTCTGTTACTGCTATATGTCCTGTTTCATGTATTGACATATCTTTATAAGTTGTGTTGTTAGGATGAAAATGCTTCTTAACATCCATTTCATATAATCGTTTTGGAACTTTACCATTATAAAATTTATTTTTATTTATATACATTACATATGTTCCATCTTTTTGTAATTCTACTGCTAGTCCACCATTTGGATGGTCTATTTCTTTTATTTTTTTAATCTTTCCTCTTATATTTGGAAAATCATTATATGCTCTACTCATATTGTTTAATAATTCTTTTAAAACTTCTTTATCTATATGCCTTGTATTCATTTTTTTAATATTGTATTTTTCTTTTATATCTTTTTCAAATTTTGTATCAAATATATTAAATTGTTTTTCTGTTTCTAACTCAATATGCTCATTATTAGGATTATACACAATCGTACTTCTGCAATAATGAAAGTGATGTTGAATTGGTGGAAGATTTAAGCCTAGTACTAATCCATTGCATCTAATTCTTTGTACTGTTAATTCTTTTTGTGTCTCACCATAATATCTATCAAATACATTTTCTTTGTTAATATAAAACTCTTGATTATTTAAACTATCACACATTAAAGTTGTTTTATCATCTTCTACTGCAATAAATCTAACTTTTGAATTATCTTCTGTTACTTCTTTTATTCCTTCTGCTTTTGCTAGATTATTTAATCCAATCATTTGTAAATCTACTGCACCTGATATCTTATCATTATTTATATTAAGTTTTTGATTATTTTGCCTATTTATTATTATTTGAAACTCATTAGAATCAATTTCTAGGCTTTTTTGTTGTTGTATATTTAAAATTAATTGTTTATATATTTGTTGTGCATTATACTGCATTGTTGCTTCAATGTATTGTTTCCAATTAAATCCACTATAATTTGGTTGGTCTAATAGTGCAAGAAATAAAGCCATCGCTAATATTGATGGCTTTTTCTTTTTATTTACTTCTTTTTGTCCGTTCTTCATAGTAATAACTTGCATCTTCATACATTATTTGTGTTTCTTGCTCTTCTAATTTGTTTTGTTCTTCTATATACGCACTATAAATTAATAATTCTAGTATTTCACTGTTCTTTACCCTTGTTCTTTTATAAATATTGTTTGCTAATACAGTAAAATAGTTATTATTCTTTAATGAGCCTTGTTCTTTCCATTGTTCTATATATGTATTTATTCTTTTCTTAGTTTTATTATCTGCAATATTATAGATGTTTTCTGTTGTAAAATTAAATGTATCAAATAGTTCTTGAAGTCTGTTTTGAGTTTGTTTTGATGTTTTATTATATAGTTGTTTTAACTGTTTCATATAATGATCGTGTTGTTCCCACATATAAAACACCTCTATTCTTCTTTATTGATTTGTTTTTTAACTACTTTAGTTTGCTCTTTCTTGTTATCTGCTGTTAGTTTTTGTGCTTTTTGTTGATCTGTCAAATCAGTTACTTTATTATCTTGATTGTTTTCTTTATTGTCTTGATTTTTTCCTGCTTGTCCTATCATTTGCATTTGTTGTAAATTCTTTTGAATATTCTCTTCATTTTGTTTATCCATTTCTGCAAGTTCTGATTCTGCGTCTAATCCAAATGGTAAATGACTTATAATTGATTTATCACTTACCAATCCTCTTAATTTTAACCAAGCAGTTGTAAGACTTTCAGTATCTGTTGGCAAATTACGTATTAAAATGACATCAATATCTCTAAAATCATATTCTTTGCCTTTTTTCAAGTTAATTCTTGCTGTTAGCATCTCCCACATTCTTAAATATTCTTTTCTAAACAAATGATGTGCTTGCTGTAGCACTTGTTCTAAAGGAAAGAACTTTTTTTCTAAAGCTGCAGCATTATCTGCATTAGTAAAACCTTGATCAGTTACGTTTGGAACACCAGCAATCATAAGAGCCATATCTAAGCACGTCTTTTTATGATTTTCTGATGCAGTGTCATTTATATCTTTTATAATCCAATCAATGTCTCCATCTTTATCTGGCGTATAGAATACCTTTGCATTTAATATAGCATCATCTTCTTGCATTCTTGCAGGATTCTTGGTCATTATTACATTTCCTTCTTTATCTTTTTGCTCTTCTCCTTTATCATTCAAAAGTGGTATTAACGGATCATTCATTGGAGAAAATCCTGTTACTTTCAATTTAGCATTATCATTATAATCAAAAATATTTGCATTATTTTCAATTACTTTTTCATTTTTATTTATTAAAGTCATAACATTTTCAAAAAAAGCCATTCCATAAGGATTTTCTACAGCAAAACAAGGTAAATCAGTCCACATTATTGGTGTATTAGTACCGTCTACTTCTTCAAACTTATATTCAGCATTTTCAGTAATTGTTTTCTTTTCTATACCATCCACAAATTGTTTTTTGTAATCTTTGGTTATTATTTCTAAATGTGTTTCAATTCCACCTGTAGCTATATTTTCATACCAACATCTTAATAAGCCTATTTTTGTACTTGGTACGTCATAATTCCATATTGCTACTGTATTTAAACTTGAAACATTTGCATATACCTCTTCATTATATTTGTTTTCATATACCAATCCATAGCATGCTCCTGTAGTAATATAATCAAGTACACAGTCATAAAAAAAGCTACCATTGTCATTATATTTTGCAATATAATCAATAATAGCTTGATAGTCCTCTGGATCATTCTTTTCTCCAAATATTCTTTTAAATATTCTATTTAAAATCCCTTTTTGAGTTTCATTTATATTTTTTACTTTAAACTGAGGTTCTTTTCCTCCAAAATATCCACTTGCAATAATACTTATATAATATTCAAGTGCAACAACAACATCCTTTTGATCATATTTTCTTGTAAATCTATCTTGCAAATATTTTCTATGCATAAATATTGGCAATGCTTTTCCCCATAACACACTTATATTTTGATTTATATTTGCTTCATTTAAAAACTCATCTTTATATTGTATTTTTTCTACAAAACTCATTGTTTTTCTCCTTTACATTATACTGTTATATCCAAATTGTAATTTCTTTTGATTTATATATTTCTCTATTGCATATCTCATTGCATCCATCAAATGATTAAAATCATCTATTGGTCTATTTATTTTGTTACCAAACTTGTCCTCATCCCAAGTATAGTTACTTATTTCTGTTATAAAATTCACACATCTAGGATGTATTATTATTTCAAAGTCTTGTATGAATTGAATACCATTATTTATACTATCTTTTCCTTTTAATGCTCCTGTAATATGTCTTAGTCCTAGTCCTCTTAATTCATCTATTGACTTTGGTTCTGCACTATCTGCCGTTATCTTTTCTTTTGAATAGCCCATTTGATTTATTTGGTCATATATTGCTTTGTTACTCATTCCTTTTTGATATATTTCATCATATACATAAATCTTTTTGTTTTTTAAATCTATTGCACCACAAAATAGTGCTGTTGGGTCGTTTGTATAACCAAAGTCTAATCCAAAAGCACTATCTAAGTTTCTTATTGTGTTTAATTCAAATTTTTCTTCCTTCCAATTTTCATATACTAATCCATCAACTATACCCCAATTACCTAATCCAGCAACCTGATATCTTCTAGGATTATTCTTTTTCATCCTTTCAAATACTTTCTTATCAGCCTCATCTAACCACTCATTACAAAGATAATTTGTTGTCATTGCCAATATGTCATCATCTTCAACATCAAAAAATCTTTTCTTAATCCAATGATGTTCATTCCATGGATTTAATGTTATTGTTATTTGCTTAAATAAACCTTCTGGAACTTCCCCGCCTTATACTTTCATCTATTACATCAAAATCAGATTCTTTTGTTATTTCGTATGCTTCTTCTATCCATAGCCAACATAAAACACCAATATCTACTGATATTGATGTTACTTTTAATGGGTCATCTAAACCTCTAAAATATATTTTCTGTCCTGTAGGTTTGTATGTCATTTCTAGCGGACTTTCTTTTATTTCCCAGAAGCTATCTACTTGTAATCTATGTATTGCCCATTTTAATTCTGTAAAACAACTATCTTTTAATGTTCTAAATGTCTTTCTAATTACAAGTGTATTAGCTTCTTTATATTTCATCATGTTACTTATTATCCATAATGCTGTTGTCTTTGATTTTTTACTCGCTCTTGAACCTTTGCATACTCTATATCTACATTTGCAATGCCAATACTCTGCATAACCTTTTCCAACTATACTTTGTAATGATATGTTATTTACTTGTTGCTGTGTATTTTTATTTATTATTTTATTCTGTAATATCATCTGTTATCACCACTGGTATATTTCCATCAACTTCAACTTTTTCTTTAAATGTACCATATCTTTTTCCAAGTAGTTCTGCACATTTTGTTCTATCTTGTAATGAAGCATCTAATCCAAATTGGTCTTTTTCTTCTCCTCGCATTACTTTTGTTAAGTATTGTAATACTTCATCTTGTGAAGCAATTCTTTGGTCTTCTTTTTCTTGAAGTTTTATCTTTATAAATTTGTCTAGTTTTGACAAGTTTTGCGAACCCATTCTATTAAGATTTTTTCCCTTATATCCAGCTTTTTTACAAGCTTCTGTTGCATTTGCAGTTTCTATATAATAATCAATAAATCTCTTTTGCATTTCTGTTAATGCGTTATATTCCTCTTCTATATTTTCATATTCCATCTGCCTCACTTCCTTTTCTATGTTCATTTATTAGATATTTCATTACATCTACTTTACTATAACATTCTTCTTTCTGTTTGTATCTATCTTGTAATTCAAACTCGTCTGTTTCTTCATTGTATATTTCTACTTGTTCTCTTTTCAATATTTGGTATTTAGTACAATATTTGCAATTCTTTTCACTATAAAATTGAAAACTATTTATTTTATATATCTGTCCTTTTATAGATAAAGCATATAATAATTTATTTATGTTTTTATTTATGTTCATTTTTGCCTCTCACAACATTTTAAAATCTGTTCTCCATATAATGAAATAGAATCTATTCTTTGTTCTATCTTTACACTATTATTTTGTTTATATTGTTCTACTATTTCATTTATGAAATCATTACTACTTGCAACTATCTCACATACATCTTCATAGCTAAATATTTTATCATCATTTTGATTATGACCATATTCATACAACCATACATGAGTTAGTTCATGTTTTAATGTCTTGATTATATTTGCTTGATTTTTTAAAAGCATTATCTTTTGGCTTCTATATATTGTTACTCCTAAAGTTCCTTCGCATTTCATTTCGTTATTTATTGTTGCTTCATCTACATTTTCTATAGTCCAGTCTGTATTGTTTATTTTGAATTTCATTTAATTAAGCACCTCTCTTTTATTCTATAAGGACAAAATACTTTACCTTCTCTTAAATTAGTAATTTCTAAAAAAGAACAGTTTTTACACTGCTCTGGTAATTCACTCTTTATTTGTTTTAATTTCCATTTTTCATTATATTTTTGTTCTTCTTCTATCATATCTAGTACTTCCTCACAACTGTCAAATTTACATACTTTACACTTTTTATTTCCATTAGGGCATACTTTATTATCTATCAAACATTGTTCCATATCTTTAATCCTCTGTACACTTTAGTTTTCCATTTATGTCTTGTGTTATTTTACAGTCAATATCTTTATTACATTTACTGCAGTTTTCTTCTTTGAATTGTTTTATTTGTTCTAGAGTCATATTATTACCTCTTTTCTTATAAACACTATAAAAGATAAACTAGGATTTGTTTAAGGAAACAGCTAGACAAACCTTTCACCTTATGCTTTTTTATTTATCTTTTATACTATTTACATATTAGAAAACTAGAGCCACGCACTTAGTACATAGCTCTGCAAAAGATATTTCTTTTTCTATAGAACTCGCTAGGAAAGTCCTGCAAAAATTTATATAAATATTTTGAAAGGAGGTTTATTATACTCAGCTGAATATAACAACCAATATATATTATCAGTTACCTAGCATACTGGTAATAACTAATTAATTGTTATAAAACACTTGCTTTCCGTATTCTACTGCTACTTCATGTTCTATTTTGCATCCTCTTGCTTTTTCCCAACCTTTCATAAATACAATTCCATCAACTTTTCCTATGTATCTAATTGATTGAGATAACATGTAAATTGCAATATCTTCATCTTCTGGTGCATTTTCAAATACTGTATCTATAACTTCGTTTCCTTCTTCTTGTAATCTACTTACTAATTCTGCTCTTTCTTCTCTTATTTGTTCATTTGTTTTACCTCTCATAGGTTGGCTTATCATTAATTTCATAATTTTTATTCTTCCTTCCATAACATAATAAAAAGAGTAAACATTAAACTAACGTCTACTCTTACTTGAAAAAGTTTATATTTTTAAAATTAAATAATTTAAGGAACTTTATTTAATTTTTTATTTGTATCGCTTTTGGATACATTTCTAACTCTAATGATATTATATCTTGACACTCTCAAAAAATCTACAAAAAACTATCAAAAAACTATCAAAAAACTATCTAATTTCTATCAATTATTTTATATATCCTAATGCTCTAGCAAAACATAATAAAGCATCATATTGTAATCTGAAGTATGTAGCTTGTGGTATATTTAATTTGTTGCATATTTCTTCTACTGTATTGCCTGGCAATAAATATTTTTGTCTTATTATTTCTTTCATGTCTCCTTGTAATCTATCAAAAACTCTTTCAATTGCAAATATTTTTCTTATGATTTCTTCTTCATATTCCATAAAGTCCTCTATTATAGAATGTCTATAATCTTTATTTTCAAATCCTTCTTGCCAATATCCGCCCAAACATACTGGTTGTCCTCCTAGTCCTACTGTTTCTATTCTAACTATCCAGTCTGGGTATTTTCTCAAATCCGTTATTGTTTTTCTCTTTGCTTCTTTATCTAATTTCATTTGTACCTCCTTGTTTTCTTTTTATATCTTCTCTTATAAGTTCATCTTTAAAATTGTCTAAGATTTTATATGCTTTATTTATTTGTGCTTGACTTTCTTTTCTTTTTGATATGTCTAATAAGTTTATGTTTTCTAATTCTTTCATTGTGTCTATTACTATGTTGTATACGTGGTTTATTGTCATTTGTATCACTCCTGTTCACTTAGTAAATATCATCTTTAACAAATTCTGATATGTCCATAACTTCCTGTGTTTTATCTTTATCTAATATAAGCTCTAAGTTACTTGAATAATAACCATTTTGTTGACTATAGCAAGGAACAAAAAACTTTTCTCCTATTATTGATATAATATTAAACCCTGCTCCTGTAACTCCTTCTACTAATGCTTCTAATGTTTCAACAAATTCTATTTCTTTTATATTAATATTTTTACCTGTTTTTACTGATACATTGTAATTCTTTAACATTTCAAAATCTGCATATACACTTTCACAACAGTCTTGTTCATGATAATATCTAAGTTTATAGTTATTGTCGAAAACTATTTCATCTTCATTTATTTGTTTTATTTTCATTTTTCTTTACCTCTTTCTTTAAATATTTATATATTACTCTTTCTACATAAGCTAATGCTTCATAATTACTTATGTATCTTCCATCATGTCTATGTCTTACACTTGATCTTATTATTTTTATTTCTTGATTGTATTGTCTTCTATACATTGTTGCTAATTGATTTTTACTTAAACCTTGTTTCCATTTTGTTATTATCTCATTTTCTTTCATACTACCACCTTATTGTAGTATGCTCTTTTTTTAGTTTTATATTTTCCTTAATTCTTTTACTTCTTTATTTGGTTGTTTTACTGTTATATTTCATTTCATTTTCTCCCTTCTAGTAGTTCTTGACACATATGTATTCTTCCTCTTAAATATTTTGTCCTATTACTTTCTTTTCCACTTTGATGTTCTAATAATAATTCGTACTCTTCTTGATACTTTATTAAATTGTCTTTTACTTTTTGAACTGGAATTAAATCGTTTGATGATATTTTATTTATAAAATCAAATTGTTTATTTTTTTCTTCTTGATATGCTCTTTGCCATTCTTCATTCTCTTTTTGTAGTTTTTCTATTAGATTTGATATTAAAGCACATTCTATATAGCTTAATCTATCTTCATTTGTTATTTTTTCATTGTTAAAATCTTTTAAATATAATCTTTTAAATCTTTCAACAGCTTTCTTTTCTTCTTCGTTCATTTATTCCTCACTTTCTAGAAAATCACACATTTTATTTTCTTTTAATAAATATTTTTTCATTCTTTCTATTAATTCATCTTTTTTCTCATTCTCTTTTAATACTCTTTTATAATCTGATAAAATATGTTCTATTTTGTTTGCTAAATCCTTATTCCAATTCCAATCTGTGTCGTGACTAAAATTTTCTCTTTTACTTGTAAAACTTATATATTTTTCTATGTCTTTTATATCTTCTTTTATAGAGCTTCGTTCATTCTTAATACTATTTTCTTTCACTTAAAACACCTCGATTTCTTCTGGTTTTTCTATGCTAACAGTTTCACAAACTTTTAAATTAAAGAATGTAAACTCTTCTGTTTTATAATCTATCTTTAAATCTACTTCACACATTGTTTGTTTCAAGCATTCAAATATCCATAAAGGTAATTTGATGTATTTAGGGTAATTATGATACTTTGATATATAATCATGTATTCTATTGTTAACAATACACTGTAGTTCCAAATATTCAATACTATCTTTAGTTGTTCTTTTATTTATTTTTTCTTTCATTATGTATTACTCCTCTCTAATTCGTTTTTTAATAATGTTTTATATGCTTGAACTTGCTCTTCTAACTCTTTTGTTCTTTTTTGTAAAGCACCTATTAATATTTCATTAAGTTCATTTATTGTTCTTTCCTTTTCGTATAAATCTTTGTATGTATCTACTGCACTTTTGCATATTACTATCATATCTTATTTACTCCTTAAATCATATTTATCTAAAATTTTTTTATTTTTTACTGCTAAATCAATAACAGGTTTAAACCATTTTACTAAATCTAAACAAATTTTCTCGACGTCTTCTAAGTCTATTCCTTGTTTTGCTAAATCTATTGCTATTTTGTTTTTTTCTTCTTCGCTCATATTTACTCCTTTACTTCTACAATATTGTTTTCAGGACAATACCATATTCGCCCATCATCTTGTTTTATATGTACTGTCATATCTCTTCCTGTTGGTTTAAAATGTTTTATCACTACTCCAATATGTCCATCATATGTTGCTACTCTTCTTCCTATTAATGTTTTTAACATATCTATTCTCCTTTCTGACTAAAATGGTAAGTCACTATCATCATATTTTTTATTAAATAAGCTTTTTATTTTGGTTTTTACAGTATAAAATAATCCATTGTACCATTTCTCAAAATACAAATTTTCTTCTACATCACTATATCCATATGCCCAATGTCCTAAATATTTTCCACAATCTTTACAGTAAATGTCATATTCAACACAATGATAATCTTCATAATAACAATTTTTCTCTTCTTGTCTTTTATGTTTACATCTAAACATATCTATTCTCCTTTTCATCAACTAAATAAAGCTTTAATGTATGTAAAAGCTATATCTTTATATTTTTCTGCACCATGCTTGTAAATGCTCATATATGCCTGTAGCTCTTTAAAATCTTGTACTGCTTTTTGATTATATTTTGCATTTTTATCATTGCTGCAAAAATCAATCATATACTTTATATAATTCTCTGCTCTTTGTATGATTTTTTCTTTTTTTATTTTAGGCATATCTATTCTCCTCCTAAATCATTTTCTTTTACAAGTTCTAATATTATTTTTATATCTATATTGGGAATTATTGCATGTATGCGTTCTGCTTTATATTTTTGTTTAAGCTTTTTTACAATTTTCTTTGCTTCTTCTTTTTCAACTTTCTTTATTTGAAATCTATGCTTTCTTGCATCATTTCCTATGCAATTAAATAGACAAGTAGTAGCTCCTTTTTCAGTTGTTTCACAAATTCTTGGAAATTGAAACTCTTTTTTAAAATCATTCCAAATCATATATCTATATTCCATTTTCTCCTCCTACTTTTCATCTATTAAATTCCAAAATGTTTCTGCACCATAGTCACTAACTAGTATTTTTCTTAAATCTTCTAAACTTATTTCATTTGCTGTTATATTATGTTGTTGACAAAATCTTTCTGTTCCCATTTGGCATGCTCCTGTTATTGCTCTGTATTGTGCTCTATTTACCTTACCTGTCTTTTTTATTTCTTTTACTATTTCTGAATTGTCGGTATTTCTTAGTTTCTTAAATGTTAAATCTCCCATTGCTTCTTTTAATGTTTTTCCGTGTGCTGATAATTCATCTTCTACTACGCAATAACCTAATGGAGTTTTATATATCGTTATATTATCTACTTTTTTCACTGATTTTACATTTCCCCATAAGATACCGTCAAAATATATGTATTTTAATTCTTTGTTGTAACCTTTTAATACTTTTTTGATACTTGTTATTCTATCTCCATTAAATCCATACACATTATCTCCCACTGTTAAGTTCTCTGGTAGCTCTGTTATATTTGTGTTTCTTAGGTCTAACCCTCCTCCTACTGTTAAGTTATTTGGTAATTCTGTTATGTTTGTGTTTCTTAGGCCTAAACCTCCTACTGTTAAGTTATCTGGTAGTTCTGCTATGTTTGTGTTGCTTAGGTATAACCATCCTCCTACTGTTAAGTTATCTGGTAGTTCTGCTATGTTTGTGTTGCTTAGGTCTAACCATCCTCCTACTGTTACTTTTCCATCTTTTACAAAAACTTCATTGCTTTTGTTCCATTTACTTAAAAACTCTTTTATCTCTTTAATTTTTTCTTCCACTTTATTTTTCTCCTCTCTCGTTTATAATTTCTTTTAGATTAACTATTTCTATTGCTTGCTCTGTTAATTTTTTATCTTTATCTTGTAATTTCTTTGTTACTCCTGAAAATGTAAATATAAACATTACTAGAGCTGTTATTATTAATATTGTTACTACTATTAAACACTTATATAGTTTTTTACATTCTTCTTTCCAATTAATCAATTTAATTTTCCTCCTACTTAATTATTCTTAATTCCAAATCTGGATAAACTTTTTCAAATATTTTATGTTTTAATTTGAATACATCTGTCTGCATTCCTTTAACATCTTCTACTATTGTTTTGCCATTTTCTATGTACTTAAAATCCGCAACATATTCTATTTTTCTAAATGTTCTTCCGTTTTTCTTAAAACTATCTTGTAACAGAAATCGTGGTTGTAATTCTAAGTCTGTTATTGTTCCTGCTCTTTCTAATAGTTTTAGTTCTTTGTATCTTTGACTTTCTCTTATACTGTCAAATACATACATATCAACTTGTACTTTTTTATTTCTGTATTTGTTCACTTTTCTTTAGCTCCTTTTCTATGTAATTTTCACATCTCCAAATTCCGTTTGAAGTTTTCTAATTCAAGCCTATTACAGCCTCTACATTTTACACATTTACCGTTCTAACGGTGGATAATCATATTTCATAGGCTAGGCCTCTGGCATTTCATACACTTTAGGAATATTAAATATATTAGGTTGTATATCTATTTGACCTTGCACTATTGCAGGTCCTCCAGTTAATTGCATATAACTAGAATATTTTTTTGCTATTTCTGCTAATACTTCTTTTGCTCTTTCTTCTGTTGAATATTCTCCCAAAAATGCACATATCATATTATCGCTAGCTTTTTCTGCTCTAATGCAGAAGCAATTAGGTTCTGTTGCAAATTCTTCATTTGACCAAGTGTCTACATATAATCTAAATATCTCGTTGAAATTTAATATTTCTGTTTTATCTTGACCCACTATTATCATAACTACCTCCTAATCTATTCTTGGAATATGACTCATATTTTGAGCTACCATATCCAATAAATAATATTTTTTAAAACTTACATCTTCTCCAAATCTATTCTTTTTTTGTACCCATTCTGTTGTAAATTCATATCCATCTTTTTTTAACTGGTCTATTCTTGCTCCTAATTGCATTACTCCTAAATCTTGATATGCTTCCCAACTTGTTATACTTCCAAACTGTCGTATATAATTTATAATTCTGTCCTTTTGAGTTATCTTCATTTGTTTATCACTCCTTTACTAATTCGCACCACTCTAAATTCTTGTATAAATAAGCATATGGATCATTTGTATAATAATCATTTGGATTTACTGTTATTCTTGCTCTTACATCTGCTATTTTTGGTGTAAATTTAACTTCTTTTATTGTTTTATTAACTGCTTTTTCAAATTCTCTAGCCTCTGTTGTCATAAATTCTTTAAACCACAACATCAATTCTTCTTTACTGAACTTTTTATTGTATGCTGTTTCTATTTTCTGTATATTTTTGTAAAACTCTTGTTTATTCATTTAACCACTCCTCTATTTCTTTACTTTCATTTTTCTTTTTGTGGTTTTCATCCTTTGCTTGTACTAATGTTCTTATTCCTGCTTTTTGCCAATTATTTAATATAGCTTTTATGTACTTAATTGTTCTTTTATTAGCTTCTACACTAATTTGCATTGCATAAATTATTAAGTCTGTTGGCATATCTTTAGAATAATCTTCTAAAACTTCTACCCCATAGGGAGTAATAAGTCCTATATTTTCATTGTAAAAATCAATAATTTTTTGTAAGCCGTCAACACAACTGTCGCTTACTTTGTCATTATCATTTACATTTACATTTTCATTTACATTTTCATTTTCATTTACATTAGTTACCTTTTTGCTTTTTGTTTGCTTCTGTTTTGCTTCTGTTTTGCTTTTCTTTTGCTTTCCATTTTCATATTTTTTATAATTTGCATCTAATTGAGGTTTAACAAGAGAAAATATTGCTTTAGATATTCCTGTCAACTCTATTTCTTCTTGGTCTAGTGCATATCTCATTATTGCATTATATGAATCTGCTTGATTTTCTTTTGGTAACTCGCTTATAGCTTCATAAAAACTTCTGTAAAATATAAAACTATCTCTTGCCATTTGCTCCTCCTTTTGTAAAATATAAGGAGTAAAACTTATGTCTTACCCCTTAGTTGTTTGCTTTTCCATATTCTTTAATAAATTCTTCTTTTGTTTTGTTGTAATATTTGCACCAAGCTTTTTGTGCTAATTTCTTTAATTGTCTGTTAAGCTTGTCTCCATTTTTGCCATGTACTCCATTTGTACCACGATGGCTTTCTTTGGTTAAAAATACTATCAAGCCATCATTTATACTCTTTTGTCTGTAAGCCTTTGAAAAATAAACCTCGTGTCTTTCACAATATATTTCTGTTCTTACCGTGCTATATAATTTGCTTTTGGGCATAATACAAAATTCTTCTTCACTCTTTTTTACATTTTTCTTTGAGTTTTTCTGTGTATTTTTTGGGCAAGGATTAAAACTATTACTTAAATCTGTTACTATCATTTCTTATCCCAACTTTCTAACAAACTATCTATTTCCTTTTGTGATTTTGTTTCTATTCCATAAACTTTGCAGTCTTGTACCACTCCATCTATAAGTCTTGCCATTTGTTTTGAATTAAAAGAACTAGATCCATAATAAGCATTAATAATTTTAAATTCTGTATTTTCTATGTATGTTGTATCTGCTATTTCACAAAACCAAGCTATTCCTTGTGCTGTCCACATTTTTTCGAATGTCTTAATATTTTCTGTTTCTATCTTAAATCTTCTAAATATTCCTAATTCTTTTACTCTTCTTTTGTATTCTTCTATTGTATCTATTTCTGCTAAATCGCATAATTCTTGTAAAAGTTTCCAGAAATAATTATTTGCATTAGTTGTTCTTTTCTTTATGTATCTCTTTGCTTCTATTTTTAGTTTTAAGCCTTTTAGTTGTTCTATATCTGATAACTTGTCCTTTCCTTCAATTAAAAAGCTTATTTTAGGTTTTCCTGTCTTATAGTCTATGTTTATTTCTTCTAATGTTCCTGTAGTTTGCATTTAACCACCTACTTCTTGTCTGGCATTGTATTGCATTTATTTAATATTGCTACGTATTGTTCTTTTGTTAATTCAGCCGTATTTTTTATTCCATAATTTTTTTCTAATGTTGGTATTACATCATAACCTTTTCTTAGCATAAGAGAATATATAGCTTTTGCTTCTACCTCTGTAACCTTATTATTAGATGTTTGTGTTTGTTTCTTTTTATACCCATCTTCGCTTGGATTTTGGTCTGGATCTTCTCCTGTTATTATTTTGTAACTTTTCATCAAGGCATATTTATCTGCATATGTCATTGCTTTTCCTGAACCTTTGTCTTGTGTATCAATTCCTTCTGCAAATGTTATTGTTTCTATATATTCTTCTGTTTTATCTATATTTACAAATCTATAAGTAGTTTTTATTCTACTAAAGATGTTATTTTTTTCTCCATATTCATTTGTAGTAGTATACATTGTACTTTCTATTACTTCTCTATTTACTGGATAACTATAAACTCTGTATTTAAATTCTAGTTCTTTAACAGCTTTTAAAATATCTGCTTCGCCTACTGCTTTATAGGCACTTTTACCTTGCCCTACTGTCAAGTTTTTATTAACACTAGAAATTTCATTTGTTATATTAGAAAGTTTTTCGAATATATTCATTTCTTTAATTTCCATAGTATTCTCCTTCTTTAATATCTTTTAAATCTAAATAATCCATAATTACACCTACTTTATTCTTAAACTTGTTTTGTCATCTACTATTTTTATACCTGGAACCATTTCTCCTGTTTCTTTAAAATGTTTTTTAATTGCTGTTTTATCTACCTTAATATTCATTTCTACTTTCTTAAATTCCCCTGGTATTTCTTCTTCATTTTCTATTTCTATCGACATTGGATTTTTGGCTATTTTTAAGTTTCCTAATCCTGTTGGTATTTCTGTTACTTCTAATCGTTCCATATTTTCTTTTACATATTCTTTAAACTTAGCCAATTTTTTTTCTGCTGTTTTCTTCATTTCTGATAATCTTACTTCTTCAACTTTTATTGCATTTATAAAACTTTCTATATTTTGAATATATCCAATAATATTTGAGCTCTTATTTTGCAATTCTACAGCTAATTCTTCTCCTAATTCGTTATATTCTTCTTCTGATAATTCGCCTTCTGTCACTTTGTCCATTATTTCTATAAACTTGTTTGTTATGTTATATAAACTTAAATTACTCATTTTAAAATTCCTCCTCTAAATCATCGTAATAGCATTCTTCTGCTATTAATTCGAATATATTTCCTTCTTCATCATTTTCTATGTAATCTTCCATAATTCTCCTTTGACATATTTACTTTTTCGTGCTAAAATATAAGTAAATATGAATTTATTTATGTATTTATATTTGAACTAGTTTATTGATTGGTAGTCGCTAACTAGTTCTTTTATTTTGCTTAAAACTGCTTTTTCATTGTTGTATTTATTTGAATTTACTAGTCTTTCAATTCTGCTTATCAAGTCCCTTTGCTCTTCATTTTCGAATCTTAAATCTTTATTTTCTTCATGTAATACCTTTGCTTGTCCTTCCATATCTTTTATTAAGATATCTCTGTTATGTATCATTGATTTTTGATTTAATATCTTTCTATCTTTTTTAGTTAACATCTCTCTTTCCTCCTTTCTAATAAATACTGTTTTGGCAAAATGCCCATACTGAAAACGCTACTGTTGCTATGTATAAACTGCTATATACTACTGCTTGTCCTATAAGTTGATATAGTTTGTTTTTGTTTAGTTTTCTTTTCATTTGTTTTCCTCCTTTTATTTGTTTTCCACCTATGTTATAATTCTATCGAAAGGTGGTGGTTAGTTATGTCTAATGAACAACGTGCTCACGATTTAGCTATATGTATGCTAAGTAGAACTGATATTATTTATGATGACATGGATAATGTTCCATTTGACTTTTATAAAAAATATCAGGAAATATATAAGATTGCTCTACAATCTTTTAATCGTGATTATCCAAATGGATTATAATTTTGGTATAGATGGTTGAATTATTTTACCTACTTTTTCGCCATCTATTTTTATTTCTACTTTTTGCACTTCTTCTTTGATTTGATTTAACTGTTGTTTTGAAAATGCTTTATCTGTTGATTGAAATTCTTTAATAAATTCTTTAATTTCTTGTATAGAACCTTCAATTTTCATTTGTTCACCTTCTTTCTTATTTATTTTCATTTCTTTTTAAATCCTTTTGAGCCATTCTTATGAAAACCTTTGCTATCTGTTCGTAAATTTCTTCTTTTTCTTCCTCTGTAGTTTCTGGATGATAACTTGTTACTTTATACTCACTCTTCATAAGACCAACTCCTTTCTTAATTTTTATTCATATTGCTTGTACCTATTGTTTTTGTTTATCATGTTAAACTTAATTGATAAAAAAAATATTTGATACTTTTTCTCCTAATGCTGTAGCAATTTTTTCTAGTGTGATATTGGTTGTAACCTCTTTCTTTTCTGTTTCTAATTCAGATATTGTTGTTCTTGAAATTCCAGATTTTTCTGATAATTCTTCTTGTGAAATTCCCTTTTTCTCCCTTGCTTCTCTTAACCTATTTTTCATTATTTCACCTCACTTTGTTTAACTTGTTGAACAAATTATATATCTATCTTTTTTGTTTGTCAAGCATATTTAACAAAAAAATATATATTTTTTTTGACTTTTTGTTTAATATGTTGTACAATATAGACATATCAATAGATAGGAGATTTAGAAATGTTTTTAGGAGAAATTATTAAAAAATATAGAAAAGAAAACAATTTATCTTTGAGAGCTTTTGCTAGTAAATGCGGTTTAAGTTATACTTATATTTCTATGTTGGAAAAAAATATAGATTATAGGACTGGAAAACCAATTGCACCTACTTTAGACAGTGTGAAGTATATATCAAATGCAATGAATATACCTATAGATGACTTACTAAAAATGTTAGATGATGAACAAGAATTTAAATTAAATGAAGATGTTCTGCCAAACAATTTGAATGTAATCCCAATTTTAGGTACTGTAAAAGCAGGTTATGATTGGTTAGCAGAAGAAAATGTTGTAGATTATGTTACATTAAAAGAAAACATACCTAATATAAAAGAATATTATGCTTTAAAAATAACTGGTGATAGCATGTTGCCACTCCTTTCTGAAGGAGACTTAGTAATAGTCCATGACCAAGATGATGTAGAAAGTGGACAAACTGCAGTTATTCTTATTAATGGCGAAGAGGCTACTGTAAAAAAGGTAGTTAAAACAAATGAAGGTATTGAACTTCATTCTATGAATCCTTATTATCCAGTTAAAAAATTTACTTATGCAGATATGAAAAGTATACCAGTGAAAATAATAGGAAGAGTAAAAGAAGCAAAAATAAAAGGAGCTTTTGAATAGGAGTGATAATATGATAGCAATATATGCAAGACAATCCATAGAAAAAAAGGATAGTGTTAGTATTGAATCTCAAATAGATAAATGTAAAACTTATTGTGACGGACAAAGATATAAAATATACAAAGACTCTGGTTATTCTGGAAAAAACATAAATAGACCTCAATTTTCAAGCCTGTTAGAAGATATAAAAAAAGGTATTGTAAATCAAGTTATAGCTTACAGGCTAGATCGTATCAGTAGAAGTATTGCAGACTTTTCACAATTATTGATAATGTTTGATGAATACAATGTGGACTTTATCTCTGCTACAGAAAACTTTGATACTAACTCCCCTATGCGGTAGAGCTATGATAAATATAGTTATGACATTTGCTCAATTAGAAAGGGAAACTATTGTTGAACGTGTTACTGATAATTATTATTTTAGAGCCAATAACGGTTACTGGGCTGGTGGATATGCTCCATATGGCTATAAAATAAAGCATATTATTGGAAGTGATGGTAAAAAGCACTCTATTCTTGAAATAGATAAAGGAAAATCTAAAATAGTAAAAAGAATATATAATATGTATATTAATCAAAAAATTAGTATGAGAAAAATTGCTCAACAATTAAATAATGAAAATATTCCAACCTTAAAAAATGGACTTTGGGGAATAAATGCCGTATCTGCTATTCTTTCTAGACCAATTTACACACCTGCAACCGCAAAAATCTATGAATATTTTACTAACTTAGGTTCAAATATAACAAATGATATAGAATACTTTGATGGTAGTATGACTGCAAATTTATACGGGAACGCTAAAAAAAATACAAAAGTTAAAGCTTTAAGAAATTATGATGAAATGTATCTCTCGTTAATAAATTGTTCTCCTATTATTTCTAATGAGGATTGGTTTAAAGCTCAAAAAATAAAAGGAACAACTAAACATTTGCCACCAAGAACTAATACTTCTAAAATTTCATTCTTATGTGGATTAGTTAAGTGTGGAAAATGTGGTCGAAACTTAGTAACTCAAGGTTGCAAAAATAGATACGGAACTCAATATCATTATTTAATATGTACTAACAAAAGAAGCTTTGGAGCTTCTGCTTGTAATAATAAAATGATAGATGTTTCTAAATTAGAAAAACTCGTACTATCAGACATAAAGCAATATTTTAATTCAGACAGCATAATAAATAAAGTTAATAAGTATATTAAAGACAATGAAAGTAAAGATATCGAACTTTTAACTAAAAAAGAAAAGCTAGAAAATGATATTGTTAAGTTAAATTTACAAATAGACAAACTTATCAATTCTATTGCTGAATCTAATGAATTTACTCTAAAATATATAAATAAAAAAATAGAAGAAATAGAAATTGAAAAACAAAATAAATTAAAAGAAATCTCTTCTTTGAATTTACCCAATAATAACAATGACGAACTATTAGACTATATAAAAAATATAAATGAGAAATTAAATTCTAACGATTTTAACGAGTTAAAAATTCTATGCAAAGCATTAATTGAAAAAATAGTTGTAACCGATAAAAATATAGACATACACTACAAAATATAGTGTATGTTTTTTTGATTTTAATATATCATTATTAAAAACCAAGATTTTTGCCATAATAAAAAATCCTCCCATTTATATACTATTTGTATATATTATGAAAGAATTTTTAATTTGTTTATAATTTATTTTATATTCTTATATATTATACTACCCTTGCTTTTACAATAACTCTCATTTTGCTATCATTAGTACATGTAATCAATGTAATCTCTTTTCTTCCATTTGTTAATTGAGATGTACAACTTAAATCTTCTGGAATCACCTCATATTTATTATAAACTGAATATCTAAGTGTATTTCCACTTGTATCTGTTATCTCTATAATATCTCCATTTTCTAAGCTAGGGACCTTACTAAAAAATCTAGTATTACGATAATTATGACCTACAATACAGAAATTTCCTACTTCATTTGGATCTGCTCCCCAAAATTTTGTAGGAGATATCTTCAACAATGCTTCTGTCTCTGCTTCTGAATCTGTTTCTCCATCTAATATCGGATATTGCACATTAATTTTAGGAATATTAATTGTAGCTATTGTAGTATATCTATATCCATCATTTGTTTTTTGAACATTTTTCTTATTTGAGCCATTTTGAGTTTGTTTTTGTGGCGTATTATCAAATTCATTGTTAGTTGAACCATTATTTTGTTCCGAGTCATCCAAAACAACTATTAAAATATTATTTTTTGCAACTGTAGTATCTTCTTGTGCATCTGTATTAAATTCACTCATGATTTCTTTTGAAGTTTCTTCACTCTTATTTCTGTCATATTCTGCATAAATACATAGAGAGATTAAAATGCATACCAAAAAAATAGACAAAAGGAAATCAAACTTATAGATTTTCTTTTTTCTTTTTAGTTCTGGTGTTATATATAATTTCTTAGTAACTAAAATTTGATTCAT